AATATGGGTGTGCCACGTTTATGTAAGTTTAAAAAAATGTGGGCAGCTATTGAAGATGAAGACTACCACAACGCAGCAAAAGAAATGCTTGACAGCAGGTGGGCGGTTCAAGTAAAATCACGAAGTACGAAGTTAGCCCATGCCATGCATCATGGAGAGTTTAGTGGCTAGACAACTAACAGCAAAACAACAAGTATTTTTAAACACGCTTTTTGATGAAGCAGGGGGTAGTGTAGTCTTAGCTAAAAAGATTGCAGGATACTCTGACTCTACTTCTACATCTGAAATTGTTAAAGGATTAAAAGAAGAGATACTAGAAGCTACACAATTATACATGGCACGTAATGCTCCACAGGCTGCAGTAGCTATGGCAGGTGCTTTGATGGACCCAACAGAGTTGGGCATACGTGATAAGATGTCTGCAGCTAAAGAACTTCTTGATCGTACAGGTCTAGTAAAGACAGAGAAAATGCAGGTAGAAGCAAGTGGTGGTGTAATGCTTATGCCACCTAAAGCTGTTGTGGAAGACGATGAGTAGAAGTATAGGCAAGTGGAAACTGCCACAGCCAACAGACATTAAAGAAGAAAACGAGTGGGTGCAGATACCTCGCATTGCTAGGACTGTGCCTTTTGGCTACAAGCAAAACGAAGAAGACCCTGACATTCTTGACCCAATACCAACAGAGTTAGATTTACTAGATAAGGCACGTAGCCATGTAAATCAATATAGTTATCGTGAAGTTGCCAACTGGCTTAGTTCAAATACTGGCAGATATATATCTCACGTAGGTTTAAGGAAACGGTTACAGAATGAGCGACAGCGTAAGAACCAAGCTAAAAGCCTCCTCAAGTGGGCAGAATATGCGGAAACGGCAATCGCCAAAGCGAAGGTACTCCAAGAAGAAAGAACAGGCGCAGCTAAAACAAACGGTTAGTATAGAAGAAGTAGCAGCTACAGAGTATGATACATCTGTAGCAGAACATGCCAACGTACTATTTAAACCTAACGATGGGCCACAGACTGACTTCTTAGCTGCTGCAGAACGTGAAGTATTATATGGGGGCAGTGCTGGCGGTGGTAAAAGTTATGCCATGTTGTCAGACCCACTACGTTACATGGGGCATCCTGCATTTAGTGGATTGCTTCTGCGACATACAACAGAAGAACTAAGAGAACTTATATATAAGTCGCAGGAGTTGTACCCAAAAATCTGGCCGGGTATTAAATGGTCAGAGAGAAAGATGCAGTGGACTGCACCATCTGGCGCAAGGTTGTGGATGTCGTATCTGGATAGGGATGATGATGTCTTGCGTTATCAGGGTCTGGCGTTTAGCTGGATAGGGTTTGACGAATTGACACAATGGGCCACACCATATGCATGGAATTACATGCGGTCACGTCTACGGTCCACTGCACCAGACTTGCCAATTTTTATGAGGGCTACGACTAACCCCGGCGGTAGAGGTCATGGGTGGGTCAAGAAAATGTTTATTGACCCTGCTGCATACAATAAGGCTTTTGATGCAACAGACATTGAAACTAACGAAGTGTTGCGATATCCTGCAGGACACGCAAAGGCAGGAAAGCCTCTGTTCAAGCGGAGATTTATCCCAGCGAGACTTACTGACAATCCTTACCTATCCGAATCAGGTGACTACGAAGCAATGCTTCTGTCATTACCAGAGCAGCAAAGACGACAACTCTTGGAGGGTGATTGGGATATTAAAGAAGGTGCGGCGTTCACTGAGTTTGACCGTAACATTCATGTTATTGATCCCTACGACATTCCTTCTAATTGGATTAAATTTAGAGCCTGTGATTATGGTTACGGCAGTAAGTCTGGTGTTGTATGGTTTGCAGTTGCTCCTGACGAACAATTAATTGTTTATAGAGAATTATATGTATCAAAAGTATTAGCTACTGATTTAGCAGATATGATACTTGACTTAGAAACAGGTGACGGAAGTATTAAGTACGGAGTATTAGATAGTTCACTTTGGCATAAACGGGGCGATACTGGACCCTCTCTAGCAGAACAAATGATAAGTAGAGGATGCAGGTGGCGACCATCAGATAGAAGTCGTGGTAGTCGTGTAGCAGGTAAAAATGAAATACATAGACGTTTACAAGTAGATGAATTTACAGAGGAGCCTAGACTTGTTTTCTTTAATAGTTGCACGAACATTATCTCCCAACTACCAGCCATCCCTTTGGACAAGAAAAATCCAGAAGACATTGATACAAATAGTGAAGACCACTTGTATGATGCGTTAAGGTATGGTATAATGTCCAGACCAAGGTTTAGTATATTTGACTTTGATACGGGGCATGGCCCAAGAAACAGCATGGCTGTTGCAGATAGCACGTTTGGATATTAATATGGATATAATTTGGTCACTAATGTTAACGGTTTGTATGGATAGTCAATCTTGTATACAACAAGACATACAATGGTTTGAAGAAAAATTTCAGTGTGTAGCAATGAAAGCATTGCACGAAGAATTGCCTGTAGATGGTGATTGGAAAACTATAGACTATAAATGCACTATAGTCGGAGCAAAGGAAGCATAATGGCAGAAGATGAAATTATGATAGAGGATGATGCTATTGCATTAGAAGATACAGAAGATTCTGTTACTGAAGATAGCGATGTATCAGGTATTATTCCTTTTGTTGTAGATAGATACTCCCGATCAGAAGATTATCGTTATCAAGATGAAGAACGATGGCTACGTGCTTATCGTAACTATCGTGGGTTATATGGTCCTGACGTACAATTTACAGAGGCTGAAAAGTCTCGTATCTTTATTAAGGTAACTAAGACAAAAACTCTAGCAGCTTATGGACAGATTGTAGATGTTTTATTTGCTAACCAGCGTTTTCCTTTATCTGTAGAACCTACTGAATTACCAGAGGGTGTGGTGGAAGATGTTAGTTTTGATCCTAAAGAACCAGAACAATTGCGTGGAGAAACTGCGTTATCTAGCCCGTATGGTTTTGCTGGAGATGGTATGGACTTTCCTGCAGGGGCAACAGCACAGTCATTACAAGAAAAACTAGGTGTAGTTGAAAATAAACTAGAACCTATTCAAGATAAATTAAAAGAAGGTCCGGGCAAAACACCTACAGCAATTACCTTTAGCCCTGCTATGATTGCAGCTAAGAAGATGCAAAAGAAAATACATGACCAGCTTGAAGAGTCGGGAGCATCTAAACATCTACGTAATGCAGCCTTTGAAATGGCATTGTTTGGCACAGGTGTAATGAAAGGCCCATTTGCTACAGATAAAGAGTATCCTAATTGGGGAGATGACGGTGAATACAATCCAATGTTTAAAACTGTTCCACAAGTTGAACACGTATCATGTTGGGATTTTTATCCAGACCCTGATGCGAATAACATGGATGAAGCGCAGTTTGTAATTCAAAGACATAAAATGTCACGCTCACAATTGCGTAGCTTAAAAAA